GCACATGGATTTATAAGTATTGGTACAAGTAACCCAGATGCAAATTTACACGTTGTTGGTAATATTTTTGCATCATCAAATATACAAAGTAATATAATAGCACCCGCACATGGATTTATAAGTGTTGGTACAAGTAGCCCAGATGCAAAAATACACGTTGTCGGTAACGTATATGCGTCAACAGATATAGAGGCAGGTAGATACTATACAGGTGGAAGTATAGACACAAACCGCGTATCGTATTACGACGGTAATAAATTCGTACAAATTTCAGATGGTGACGACGGACAGTTTTTAAAATTTAATAAAACAGGAAACGCCGTCGATGCACCATCTTGGGAAAACGTATCGTCGTCGGGTGCAACGCCAAACCTTGATGATGTTGCTGTTGTAGGTGCTAGTACTACTCAGACAATATCATTTAACAATACAAATACAGCTTTCAAAACAGCTACGCCAACTTCTACAACTACGTGTGGTATAGCAAATACATCACCGATACATACGCTCGATATAGGTTCAAATGTCGCCATTATAGACGATGGTATTGATAAACTTTATATTCGCGGGAACGTATACGCAACAAGCGATATTATTTCATTAGGTACCATACATTGTACTGAAATAATAGCAACTAATGGTAAAATTAAAAATTCAACTGTTGTTACTGAAGCTCCAACACGACAAATCCGTTCAATTTAATTCTAGGTATTTATTAAATGTCTTTAGAATCTTATTCATACAGAGGTATTAAAACTCTCGATAATATCGAAGGTACCGATGGGAATGGTATATTACTCGGTTCGAGTGTTTCTTTAGATTTTAAAAATACACGAGTTGCAATTGGACACTTAGGAAATGCAACATCTCAGGGTAAGGTAACAGTTCATAGTTTAGTAAATACTACTTCAAATGAATGGACAACATCACAAACAATAACCGAGCCTTCAGCTTCAAACGGTTCATTTTTTGGATACGCAGTTTCCATGAATTGGAACGGTACGCGTATCGCGGTTGGTGCACCCAAAAAATCAAACGGAACCGTTTACGTTTTTGATGCAACATCATCTGGATCAAACCCATGGGCAACGTACGTTTCAAATACCATAACGTCTTCGTCAACGTCTTCAAATGGTAATTTTGGATTCAGTATTTCTCTAGGTCAGGATATAGATACAACGTTAGCTATAGGTAACCCTAACGATAATCGCGTTGAAATTTGGAAACTGTCCAACCATTCGTGGTCACAAGCATACTCAAATGTAGGTGATGATATAGATAACAGAGTACCTTATGACAGTGCTCATACACAGTTTACCACAATAAATAATTCAATTGGTAATATAAAATCCTTACAATACGGATTTTCAATTAAACTAGCACCGTTCGGTACCCACGTTATCATAGGTGCACCGGGAAGTGTTTTAAACGAAATAAATAGTAGTAATTCGAACAACACTGGAACCCAAAGAAACAATATAATTGTGAGTGCATCTCCGACTTATGCTTATAGTGGCGTCGCCGCGAATCTACCATTTGCATATCGTCAACCAGGGTATGCGCGTATTTTAACAACAACAGATGATTGGTCAACTACAAGTGGTGTGAGTCAGTTAGGTCAAACTATTTCAGGATTAGATTACACTACTTCTAGTAATTACGTTAATGGTGGTGGATTACATTTTCCTACATTAGGGTACTCTGTATCCATGAACTTCGATGGTTCTGTTATTGCCATGGGTGCACCTAGTTATGATCAAGCTTACGTGTACGAATACTCGATCGTTACGAGTTTATGGGTACAAAGAGGTTCGACAGTAATAGCTAATGTAGGTAATCTGAATGGATTGTGTGTTCGCCTAGATTATACGGGTAACAGATTAGCAACATCCATGATATCTCACTGGGCTTTTCCTGCAAAGTACAGTGGACAGCTTTACGTAGTAGATTGGTCAGGAGCATCATGGGTAGAAGCACAACTACCTATATCAGGTAAAAATCCGGGTGTTGGATACGAGCACAGCTACGGAGCTAAACAATTTTCGGGGTACACGATCGATATGACGGATGGTAATCAAGTTGCCAGTTCGCAATTATGGTGGGGTGATGATGATATGGTAAATGATAATCTTGGAACCGGTAACTCATTATCAAGCTACCTCGGATCTTATCCATCAAATCAAAATGCAACAGGTCGCGTTCAGTTTTATTTTTTCCTCATAACGGGTACATTTACAGGTAATAATATTTTTGAAGGATATGTTACTGCATCAGAACTTAGAATTGGTGCGAATGATAATGCTATAGATAACGAAAAACCTAAACGACTTTCATTTGGTGGTACATCAGGTGATAACTTTTACGATGAAACCTTAATTGAAAACCGTGTAATTGCTCATGATGTAGCTGAACTTTTACTACACAAACATCACGATACAAATGAACAAGTTGATAGAATTCGTCTAAAGGCATCCGAAATACACTTAGATCACATGAGAATGTACCATAGCGTATATCAAGGTGGTCAGGAAGGAAAAGATATCCGAACACCTAGGTTTATACTCGACCAATTCGGTACAATTGCAATTGGTAATTTGTGGAGTGGTAACGAATCGTCATCGACAACAACCTCATTAGCTGAAACGTACCTCGATATAAAGGCTGAAACACAAATACGTGATAAGTTAAACGTAAATTATCCGGGTAGGACTAAACTTTTAAAAAGTCGTGACTATACATATCAGGGTTATTCACCCTCGGTCATTAATACGAGATGTGCAGATCTTATTGGAACGAATATAATGTACGATGATCAACCGGGTGCTGTAAGAGTATATTCGATAACTAACCAAGGGAATATGCCATACAGAGAAAGTGAAAAGGCGTTCGAGTTTACGGGTACGACTTCAGGTATAGGTCAAAGTGATCATACCGGTGTCTGGACTGATGATGATGCATCAATGATGTTTTGGTTAAAACTAAATGATGATCACAGTAATTATACATCATCGAACGTTTTGTGTTCGTGGGGTGATACTTTATCGTCTACAGTGGGTGTGTATACAGGTGGGTGTTTACAATTAACGTCAACAGGATTAACACTAAACTTTGGTTCTGGTATTGGTACGGCATCGAATACTTACACGTTTACACAAGATACGTGGTACCATATTTGTGTTGTGTTCCCTACAGAAACGACAACTGCCTCTGGTAAAGACTATATTTACATCAACAACCAAAATATGACTTTAACCAAAACTTACTCTACAAACCCTTACGTTACGTTTCCACAACCAAACTGGGACAGTCAAGGTTGGCGATTCGGATATGGTGAAGCGTCTGGGTCAATACCGGGACCCGCGGGTACGTTTATGGGAATGATGATTTTTAACATAAGTTGGGGACATGGTGGCAATCAGATTAAAGACTATTCATACAATAACGGTTCACCATCCGAGTGTTTATCTGTCGGTGGTGATGCATTCATACAAAATAAATTAAGTATAGGGAGTAACGTATCCCCATCAAAAACGTTGGAAGTTACAGGTAATGTAAATGTAATTTCAGGTAACATTTACCAAAATAATAATTTACTTTGGCCAACTACATCTAGTGGTGTAGACATTTACCAAACATCAAATGTTGGTATAGGTACATCTACCCCGGGAGTACCTTTAGATATCAGTTATAGTTCAAGTACAAACGGAATACAGTTAACACAGGGTAGTACATCTCAAAATAGTATTATACAAGTAAAAGTGGCTAGTGGTGGTACCGGTGACCCTCTATTATCGTTATCGTGTGAAGATGGATCTGGTTCGGCTTGGTGTGTGGGTATAGATAATAGTGAGAGTGATAAGTTCGTAATAGCTAATGATGATAATGATTTGTCATCATCTCAATACATTACATGTGGAGGTAATGAAATAGATCTAAAAAAGAGAATCTTAATTAACGGGAACTCGGGTACCGATGGTCAAGTTCTTACGAGTGGTGGTTCATCAGGTTCGGTCGCGTGGGAAAACGCGAGTGGTGGTGGAGGTTCGAGTCCTTGGACAACGTCGGGATCAGATATTTATAGAAGCTCGGGTAAGGTTGGTATAGGAAATACGAGTCAAAATGCCGAACTCGATGTTACCGGTACCATTCACTGTAACTCTATACAAACTGGTACATCACAATATGAAAAACATTTAGTTAAGGGAAACCTAATAAAACTGTATTTTGGTAGCGCAGGTGCAAGTAATCCGACTACACAATCTGCTATGGATACGTATTTCGAAAGTCTAAGTTCAGGTACTAAATCATTAAGTAGACCACGTCACACTGCCGTCAGCTCCGATGATACATTTGCCGAAACATTTGAAGGTTATTTAAAAGTAACTACAGCTGGAACGCACTATTTCGGTTTAAATAGTGACGATGCTTCAGATATGTACATAAACGGTATTCGAATCGCTTATTGGTACGGTGGACATAGTCATAATGGTACAACCACAACCCCCGGTGGAACCACAGGTAATATATACTTGAAAACTGGGTACCATAAAATATTCGTACGGTTCCAGGAAAATGGTGGTGGTGAAGCATTATATAGTCTTTGGAAAGAACCAGGTGATAGTTCCTGGTCTGAAATACCGGCAAATAACTGTTTTTACGATCATATACGGTACCATTAAAATTTTAACTAAAAAAACAAATTTACATTTACCATGCTGGAACAAACAGGATGGTAAATGGTTTATCACTCACTTTTTAGATGGAAGTGAATCCATGACCGCTAGGGCAATAACACCCGCGATAAAAAACATGACAACGAAATTACATTCGGTATCGTCCTCGCCAAGAACCGAACGTTTTTTTGTTTTATCCGGTTTTTGTAACCTTGACTGAGGAATAACATCTTGTCTTCTCGAAGGTAACTCAACAGGATCTTGGTCCAAAGGACAATACCCTATCATTTATACTATCATTTATAAATTAATTTCGACTGACTTTTTCTTTTTCCCACCACCTCTTTTTGACTTGGTCTGGGTAACCTTAACTTCCCTAACTTCACTATCATCTTCACCTCTTTCCTTGGTATCACCGACTGGTGGTTCAGCAATATCGGAAATATCGTCCTCGATATCGATTTCATCGGTTAATGGGTTTTCTACTTGGGGTATATTCGTCGTATTCATGGGTGGTTGGGGTGGCATCATGATATTACCCATGAGACTCGAAATGTCAAATCCTGGGCCCTGCATTTCTCTTCTCCCATTTGCATCCACTTTCTCTTCACCCTGTTGTTGCGACTTAGGAACTGTGTTCTGAACGGCCGACATCATATTCTGAACCAACCCTGGATTCTGTTTAATCACGTCGTTCATATTCGGCATCACCGATTTAAACATACTATTCGTCAAATGGAACATCATTGCTGATCCACCAAGCATCATAATAAGTTTAACTTCAGGTGCAACGTGCATTTTCGTTCTATATTTCACGTATAACTCCTCAAAAACTTCATCATAATCGTCAACATTTTCCATAACGTTTTCGGACCAACCGTCGAGTTGGATTTCAAATGGGTTATATTTCTTATTCATAAACTCGAGTCCCGTCGTACAAGCAATGAGCATACGTCTCGAAAACTTTATCGATTTATCAACATCGATACTATACGTAATTCTCTTAACCTCAGTTCTAAGTTCATCTATTGGAGAATATGCATTCAAACGTTTATTTACGGTAAACCCCTTCTTTTCTAATCGACCAAGTTTATTCACGAGATCGGCTTTTTCCTCATCTATGTTTTTAAATCCAGGTGAAGGTTGTTCTTCTTCCATATATCCACCACCTCCTCCTCCACCACCCGCATACTCGTACCCCTGTTGTTCCGGTTCGTCTTCATATTCACCATAATCCATAACTTCTTCCGGTGGGGGTACAGAAGGTGGATTTTGTTTATTCGGGTTCGCAAACGAGTCCATATCTTCCTGGAAAAATTGTGTTGGTGGGGGATTATATTGAGTTTTCATAGTTTTTTGTATTTGCTTTTTTACAGGCTGGGATCTTGGAATATCAATTTCGATCTCATTCATTAACGCCTGTTCGTTATCGTCCAATTTCATAACATTTGTGTCACCTCGATTTAGGATGATCTCACCGTCCATTAATCTTTATATTGAAACTATTCTAATTTCTTTAACGCACTTTATAAAAAAAATATTTACTCAATACAAATGAAACTTAACGCTACTAATAAAAGTACACTTAAATCAATTGTGATTATATTCTTAATTTTGTGCGCGCTCGGCGCCTTAAGAAAAAGTGGTTACCAACCAGTTGAAATTGAAATGGTAAGTGACAAATCTCTTTTCGACCAGGAGTCCAGGGAAGATTGTCTCGATACAGCCTACTATTCCGATAGTCGAGGCGGAATTTGTGGGGGTCAAAAAGTGGTCAAGGACCAAGCGAGTTATAAGATGAAGTAAAATCTCCAGTATATATAAATGGCTTTAGTGACTAGTCAATCTACTTTACCCGATTTCGAACACGAGTATCATACAGTTATAGTTGATACCATTTCTGATTCAAGTAAGCAAAAATTTACATCATACTTTCCAACACCACTCGAAAATATAGTCCAGGTTCAATTAATAGCAGCTCATATTGATCATCACAACGCGAGTGAACTCATTCACCTCAAAATTGATGAGTTGAAAACTATTTTTTCTCAAAGAGGAAAAACAGATCTTGATACATCCAGTGATAATATGATCAACGGCGTTTTCGGAACCCTCGTAACAGATGGAACAGATCGCATTGTTTTTAAAAATGAATACCCAGTTATTCAACAATATTTTAACCCAATTCGTAAACTCGATAGATTAAATGTCGAAGTATTAAACGAAACTGGTGCGGCTGTATCATTTTCAGATGGAGAAACCTGTTTAATATTTAGATTCGTCTGCAAAAATAAGAACCTGCCCTATTAATTATTTCAGGGCGTTTTCGTACGTATAATTTAAACCTCCTATTAATATAAATGTCTTCTGGTGTTGTTCAACTTATCGCCATTGGTGCTCAAGATAAATACATAATGGGTGACCCAGAAATTTCATTCTTTAGCTCAACTTTTAAACGGCATTCTAATTTTTCACAATCCATAGAAAAACAAACGATACAAGGAGTTGTGAATAATAACGCTATGTCATCGATCAAATTCCCACGATCAGGTGACTTATTAGGATACACGTATTTCACATTAGATGATAATACACAAGCACTCGATATCCAAAACTGGGAAAATGTTATAGATAAGGTCGAATTACTCATTGGGGGTCAGGTTATAGATACCCAAGACGCAGCTTTTACCGAAAAAATAGCCATAGATACGTTCGCAACGAACGTTTCTAAGAGTTCCAACGGTACACACCCAGGTATAAGCGCACGTTCGTACTTTTACCCGTTACGCTTTTTCTTTTGTGAAGGTCCACAGTGTGCTTTACCAATGATTGCTTTACGATACCATGAAGTCGAATTACGTATTCACTGGGGATCACAAGCAAGTAATTATAACGTCGAGTGTTATTCAAATTACTATTACCTTGATAACGAGGAACGTGGTAACATAGTTTCGAGAAACCATAACCTTCTCATTACACAAGTTCAAAAAAGTATTCCTTCCGGAGAACTTACACAAGAACTTACGTTTAATCACCCCGTAAAATACCTCGCGTGTTCTGATACGACCGTTGAAGGTGCACTAACGTCCGCGAGTAACAAGGTTAAATTAGAAATTAACGGTCTCGATATAGGTCCTTATAAATGGGGAAAACCACACTTTATGGAAGTTCAGAACTATTATCACACACAATTCGTAACGTCCCCCGATTTCTTTTTATACTGCTTTTGTCTTTCGACGAGTTCACTCCAGCCGACAGGAACGCTCAATTTTAGTCGATTAGATTCAGCAAAAATACATAGTCAATCCATGATAATTAACGATCCGATATATGCCGTGAATTATAACATTCTCAGAATAGAAAATGGAATGGCTGGTCTCATATACGCCAATTAAAAATACTTACATATATTAAATGGTTAAAAACATACCTACCATCGAACGGTCTACCAAAATCCGGTTTGGTAAACACGTTTCAGATAGCCAGGCTGAAAACACGATTGTTTTCAATGCGTCTAATACTGAAATTAGTACACCCAATTCAGGGTCCATTTATATTTCACCTCTCAGAGTTGAAGATGTCCAAAATGCAAACTTTTTTGCATATAATTCAACTACAAAGGAAGTTGTAGATTCTGGTGTTAAAACATCCCTTTTAGGTGGTATTACTTTACAAGAAGCAACTGCTAGAGGTAATTCAACTTCAAACACAATCCAGTTTACTAATTCTACAACAGGTTTTATAACAACGTCAAATGTTGGTATTTCAAATAGTGCACCCACACACGCCCTTTCCGTAAAGGATAAAATTTTTATGTGTGGTTCAGGCACTACTTTACTAGACGTTAAAGGTACATCTAAATCAGAAAGAATTATATCTGGTACGAATATTACCATTGATGGTGTTCAAACTGGTACTAACCCAGCTTATATTACAACCGGTGGGAGGACACACTCGACGCGGTTTACGGGGACCACCCTAGGATTGGCAGGTAACCTAGTACCAACAGATACCATAAGTTTAGGAAACGACCCAAGTTCTGTTAAAATAAACGTTCCAACACAATCAACGAATGCGTTTTGGACATCGGGTAACGTTTACGCCCAAAAATACCTTGGTGACGGTTCACTTTTGGATAATATTACCATGGACGTTGTTTCTCGAAAACTAGATGGTAACATTTTATCTATACCAATTGAATCGTCAAACATAATAACGGGTATTAAAACTCTGGGTAACGTACAGGTAGATACAACACACGGATCTTTTTTAGGTAAAATTGCGGGTTCTAATACAATTTCAGCAAGTATAATTTCAGCAACTTCAATTAGCACGACTTCACCTATTTTATCCACAAGTGGTGGTACGGGATACGCTACTTATGAGTCCGGTGCAATACTTTACGGTAAGTCGGATAATTCACTCGGAAAACTCGATCCCGCGAGTTCTAATGAAGATGTCGGTAAATTTCTTAAACTTGGGACTAATGATGTACCCACATGGTCAGAGGTTTCTTCAAACCTCGAATCGATCGTAAGTAATGGACCAGCAACCGCAAATATTACATCAAATACCATTCAATTTCGAAATGAAGCAACGAGTTTAATGACCACGGGTAACATTGTTGTAGAAACAAACGTTTACGCAGAAGAATTTGTAAGTACAAATATTCCTATTGCATCGACAAGTGGTGGTACGGGACACAAAATAATCACAAAAGGTGATATATTATATGGTAATCACGATTCTGATAATACTTTAGGAAGATTAATAAGAGCGGGAGATGATTCTGATAGAGGTAAATTTCTTAAACTTGGGACTAATGATATACCCACATGGTCAGAGGTTTCTTCAAACCTTGAATCTATCGTAAGTAATGGACCAGCAACCGCAAACATTACATCAAATATACTCCAATTTAGTCAAGGTATAAAAACCAAAGATATAACGATTGGAAGTGGTAGTCAAATAAATGATACGTTTATTCCGTATTTAGATTCGGGCTCAAAGTTACTCAAAAGTAGTAAAATAAGTTACAATGATACCGATAAAATTACGAGTATATCATCAAACGTCGTTATTGGTGGTAACTTAACAGTACAAGGTAATACTACACACGAACATATAACAGATCATTTTATAACAGATAAGATATTCGGGGTTGCATCCGGAAATGATCAGGTATCAGGTGGAGACACTATGGATATGGGTCAACACATGGCAAGACCAACCGCAAACGTATTTGCGGGTTACTTAGGTGCATCTTTACCAAATGAATATACAATATGTTTTACCAGAGATGCATCTACAGATACGACTATTTCACCATATAACGGTTCTGGATACATTACCGCAAATGTTTGGGGTAACGTTTTAGCGGGTAATGTCACGACGGCGGGTGTAGTAGAAGCTCATACACTAAAAGGACGCGGTGGGAATATTACAGAACTTAATCCCGATAATTTTAGTTCGCAAATATTAATCAATAAAGGTGGTACCGGTTTAACTTCTGTAGCAGAAAACGAATTGTTGTTAGGTCCAGCGTCTGGAACTGCTTTGACTAAACTTTCACCTTATAATACAGATGCTACTAAAAAATTCCTTAGAAGTAATGCTAGTGGTATAGCGTGGGACGACGTTTCATCAAACCTCGAATCGATCGTAAATAATGGACCTACATCCGCAAACATTACGTCGAACGTCATCCAGTTTTCAGGAGGTTTATATACGGGTGATAATATTACGATTAATACCGGTAAGAAAATTGATTACGCAACCGAACTTATACTTAAATCGTCCGCATCATCAAGACAATCGTTTAAAGTTGAAAATGCGATAAATCTCGACCCAGATTGGGAAACACCGGCAGGTACAACAAACGTATTAGCTATAAAATACAATGGTGGTGAAATAGAAATTTTTGATTCAGGGGGTAAAGGTGGTTCAACATTCGACAACATTCACGAAAATGCCGCAAATGTGACTATAGGTCCAGGTCCCGCAGGAGGTCCAAGTGGGGTTTCTAACCTAACAATTAATACCTACGAATCTAACGTACTCACGGTAACTGGTAATATATCAGCCGATAACATTACTATAGGTGCTCTTCACGTCGCCGCATCACCGTTCAATTTGGATGACGTGTGTTCATCAGGTGCAGGTGCAAATGTTACTTCAAATATTGTTCAGTTTACAGGAACATCGAACGCGGTTGTTATAACAAATAACATAAAAATAGGTGCAGATGTACATATAGGTGCAGATGCATATATAACAAACGACGTACTTGTAACAGGTAATACCGTCTCACAAAACCTCCAGCTTACAAATACACAAATTGCCTCTTCATTTACAACAGGGACAGGTACACTCACGATAGATTGCAAAAACAAAAGTTATGGTACAGCTCCACTCACAACAATAGACGCAGACGTCGCCATACTTTCTATATCAAATTTACCAAGCGGGGGTCAGGTCGTTGTACCACTCTTAGCATCGGGATCAGATAGAAAAGTATTAAAAACGATAACATCTGGTATCGATTTTATAGCATTTACGACCGATGTTTCCATATCCCAGAGCGGTCATGGTCTTTTGACCGTATCGAAAATAGGTGCATCAGGTGCGGAAAAAATATACATGAACGCAATAGCTTTTACAGCAGCGTAATTTGTTTTTATAGAATCTTTCATATTATACATGGGCTTAAAAATAAAAAACCTTAGTATAATATAAAATATGTCTGGAGGTATAGCCCAACTCGTTGCAATCGGTGCCCAAGATGCGCACCTCGTCGGTCAACCCGAAGTTTCCTTTTTCAGGTCCAACTATAAACGTCACACAAACTTTGCCCAAACTGTCGAAAGACAAGTTGTCCAGGGCAACCCTGCCACTGGTGGTATGTCCACTGTTAGGTTCGAGCGTAAAGGTGATATGCTCGGATACGTCTATGTTGCGAGCAGAGCCAACGGAACACCAAATTTGAAAGACTATGTCAGTAAAGTTGAACTTTTAATCGGTGGACAAGTCATCGACACGCAAGAATCTGAATTTATGACCGATCTTGCACCAGTTGTGATGAATCAAACGAGCTCTAAAAGCAACTATAACGCGTCTACAGATTATTATGTCCCACTCAGGTTTTCGTTTTGCGAAAACGCCCAATCCGCGCTCCCATTGGTCGCGCTTCAGTACCATGATGTTGAATTGAGAATTACGTGGGGTTCATTGGCCGTAGATGATATGGAAGTGTACGCACAATTCATCCATCTCGATACTGATGAACGTATGTCTATTTCGTCTACACCACAAAATATGATTGTCACACAAACCCAAAAAGCTATTGCTTCCAAATCGGGGATCCAAGAACTCAGCTTCAACCACCCAATGAAGTATTTGGTCGCCAAAAATACAACTGGTGCTCTCACGACTGCTAAGATGAAATTGCAAATTAACGGTACGGACGTTTCTGATGCCAAATCTGTCAGACCACACTTTACGTACACACCAGTTTACTACCACACGCAAAACGCCGCGGCGAGTAACGATGTTTTATTGGTTCCATTCTGTCTCGATACATCCAAGCTCCAACCAACTGGTTCGCTCAATTTCAGTAGACTCGATTCCGCGAGACTCGTTGTTGAAGGCGATACTTTCGAAGATAATGTCTATGGTGTCAACTACAACATCCTCCGTATTGAAAACGGTATGGGTGGTTTGATGTACTCGAACTAATTTAATTTTAGCCACTTATTATAAATGTTCTGGCAATTAGTTTTTCTTACAGCTTTTATTTTTATTATTACGTACGATCCTAAGTCCGGAACTTTGAATCATCTCGTCGACCAGAAACAACAAAAACCCACTCAAAACGCGGAGTGTAAAGAAGGTCATTTCCAGGAGATTCAATTTGCTCAACAAGGGTACGAGTGTCCCAAGGAAAAAGGTTCTCATATGGGTGCGATTATACATACTTAAAAACATGATTGTAAAACTTAATATATAATGTTTACTTTTGATCGTGAAACCGTTACAGCAATCGGTGTTTTGTTATGCATAGCATTAACTTTGTACATGTATAAAGAACTCAAAACAACTAAAGAAGAAATGGAAAATGTTAAGGGGTTTAATGGAAAATTAGCTTCATTTTTATCCAGACCAGCATTTCCCAGACCAGAAAAATCTCAGTGTCAAATCCCAACTAAAAAAACAACAGAAAATGAAACCCAAGTAGCTAAAGAAATTGATGAAAATCAAGATAGCGAAGAAGAATCTTCAGAATAATCATCTCGCTAAATTATAACTTGCAAATGCGCAATGAAGAAATATAAAGCCATTGCTATTCCCGTAACATTTACGGGTTCTAAACCAAAGTTTCTAACTGTTCGAGATCGAAGATTCAAAGATTGGATTTTCGTGACAGGAGGGTGTAGACGCAGAGAAATACCAAATCCCATACGATGTGCTTTAAGAGAGCTCGAAGAAGAAACCAGGGGAGTAGTTTCACTTAAAAAGGGTGAATACTCAGATTTTAAGTTTATAGTAAAAGAAAGCCCAGGGGTCGATTTAGAATATAACGTGTTCATATTTTTCGTAAATTATACACAACAGGAACAGGGTGACCTCATTAAAAAATTTAACGATGAAAAAATGAAAACAAATTTAAAAAAAATACAAAAATTACCAATTAAACGAACATTTGACGAAAATGATTTTATGAATTTTGAAACTTTAACTGAATTTAACACAAAGAAACAGTGGGATAGAATAGTAAAAAACGTACTCAATAATCCGGAGTTTTACGCGTGTGTAACTTCTTTGAATAGAAAAACCTTTTCTATTAAATAATGAAGTCTAAAGCTTATATTTTATCGCAGATAAAAGAACTCCTTATTGAAAGACACGGATATACCAGTGAAAAGGCAGAAAGGTATGCAGAACTTCATAATGAAGATAAAGTTTATGAACTTTTAGTACTTAAAAAAAATTTATCAGAACAGGAACAGTATCCAGAAGTTTCATTTAGAAAGTCAATTTGGCGTCACCATTACGATAGTGATTAATGAATATAAAAAAATAAAACTAATAATTGGTAAGTATACATCATGTTTAAACAATGGTGTAGAGAACAGGGTTTCTCAAACGGATCCAATTTATCACATGTGCTCATGGACGGTGGTGTCCTTTCCGTGCCATTTGATAGATTGAATGATTTTTACGAAAAGTATGTAGAAGGATATAATAATGGTGAAAAAATATTCGTCGTTGAACAGAAAACAGATAATTATAACTTTTTTGTAGATCTCGACTATAAAGATGAAGATGAAATGTCATTTTCTGATCTCGAAAGTGTGTGCAGAGTTATATGCGATAAGGTTTCGAAATTCGGTAGTAAAGAGGCCTTAATTTCCGTAGCGGAACCAAAACCGGTAGGTCACCTTATAAAAACGGGTGTTCATATAAATTGGCCAGGTTTCGTTGTTAATAGATCATCAGCATTAGCCATTCGTCAACACGTCATAAACACATTAAATTTGGTATATGGGTCGAAAGATTGGAGTGATATAGTTGATATATCTGTATACGGTAGTTCTGAAAGAAAAACTAAAGGAAGTGGGTTTCGTATGCCATGGTCATATAAAAAAGGTAAACACGAGGCGTGTTCGGGTCAGGGTTGTGTAAAATGTAATCACACAGGTAAAGAAACACAAAGTGAATACAAACCCATTTTTATATACAGATTTGGACCTTCTAGTATGTTAGAGGCAATAGAAGGAAACATAGCAAATGTTAAAATTATGCAAATGGCAACATTAAGAACAGAAAGAGATGATCCAGTCATAATTGAAGGAAGTGTAAAAAAACAAGAAGGAGATTTTACAACAACCGAAATAAAAAACGAGTTCAAAGATCAGGAAGCTATTAGTCTTATAGAAGAATTTGTAAGAAAAAATTTAGAAGGTCAAAATTTATCAAGAATAACAAAAATTTATGAAAATAAAAACCAGTTTCTTGTTTCAACAAATTCATTTTATTGTGAAAATAAAAAATGTAATCATAATTCTAATCACGTATGGTTTCATATATTAGGAGATACTATAGCACAAAAATGCTTTTCAACTACTGATACAATGAGACATTTTGGGTTTTGTAAAGATTTTACAGGGAAAAGGCATCAATTATCACCAAAAATCAAAAAGGCACTTTACAAAGAAGGTAAAATAGAAAAGTATATGCAGAAATTACCTAAACAAGTTGATACCAACACAAAAATAAGTGAAAATGATATTAAAACGCTACTAAACAAGTTTATTTTAAAAAATATATTCGAATTACAGACAGAATGTAAAATAGAAAAAATTGATAAGAAAAAGGGTATAAAAAAATATTTAATACATACCAACTACACGTGTCCAGAATGTAAAGAAATTAACGTGAATTTTGAAATAGTAAAAAAGGTATTAGAACAAAAGTGTAAATGTGATTGTCGTAAACATTTACTCACAGATAAAATAGCAACTAAATTATAGAATGATAGCTCTTTTACTATTGGCACTTGTAATTTACACAATATCTACTCTACTCAAAAAAGAAACAAATACAACCGATATACAAAATATAATAAAAGAAACCCATAAATACTCAGGAATAAATCCAACAGTTTATAAAGAATTTATCGCAAACATAAACATGGCTTTAGAATACAGAAGTCATGTTGAAGTATCAAAAAAGTTACTAACTCGTGCGATTAACAATTTAGAAGAAATAGGACTTAATGTCGTATCAGGAGACACAGATATTCAGGATAAATTACATGATTTATCCGTTAAAATTGTAGTACACTTTAATGAATTACACATTAGAGAAGAAATTAATCAACTAAAGGAGTAAATGAGTAAAATACTTAAAAGAATTGTCTACTATTAATCTATAATGTCAAACGGTGTTAGAACTCGATCAGGAAGAATTTCAAAAAAGCCTCAACGCTTAGAATTAAAAGAAGATGTAGAGGATGATTTTAGAGAAGACGAATATAATTCTGACGTAGATTTACTCCAAAGCGATGACGAAGATTTTTGTACAGATGATGAAGAAGATGATGAAGACGAGGAAGAAGAAGATGATGATTTATCAGATGGTGATGAAAATGGTAATTTAAAAGGTTTTGTTGTTGAAGATGAAGATGACGACGAAGATTTCTCAGATGAAGATGAAGATGAAGATGAAGATGAGTAATAACTGGCTTAAAAAAATAAATTTAAAATTTATAAATGGAATCGGACGTAGGAACACCAATCCAATACAATGCAGATGAATATAAGGACACGTTCTCTAACGAAAGTGAAAATATTCAACAGGAACCGGAAAATAACGAACAATATTATATTCCGCCTCCACAAATTTACGCACATCACCCACATCAAATGCAAAATGAAAAAAATGATATATTTTCAAATTTAGATAAAACTGGGTATATTATAATTTTTGTAGCTTTTTTACTTGGTTTTTTTATGGGTAAAACTATGCAGCCAGTTATTCTGAGGCCGGGATAAGTTTACCATGTATCCAATATGTATTGGAAAGTTGTGCTTGTAGACCTTTAAAATCACCCAATTCGCCGTATCCCGTTTCCGTAAAATACGCCCGGCTTACGACGAGTGGATCTGTAACTGTATCATAAATAACATCAGAAGCAGTAACTTCCTGAACTTCACCTTCGTCTGAGTTCGAAGGGTTTTTTTTTAAATCTGACGATACCGTCTCTGTATCTGTTTTACTTTTTTTATCTGTATACAATCTGAAAAGTAAACCAACTACAACTAGTACTATAATAATGGTGATTATGTTCAATGTAATACTCAACATACTTATAGTTATATAACAAAATTAATTAATTTAATATTTATTGTTCGTGTTCGTCGTTTTCATTATTTTTTGACGTAACTTCCTCTTCTTCACCATCGTCAGTCTTTTCTGTTACCTGAGCTTCAACCGAATTTTCAACTTGTGATTTTTTAGCTTCTATTTCCATGGTTAACTGTTCAGCATCATATTTTTCCATGGCCTCAACTGATTCAAATTCCCGTTCCTTAGCCTTTTTTTCCAATTCTTCCCTAGCCTTCTTTTCATTTTCCTCAATTTCCTTCAATATCTGTTCATCGTCATACTTTTCCATATCTTCAACCGATTCAAACCCTCGTTCCTTAGCCTGTTTCTCCTTGGCCTCTTTAGCATCCTTTTCGCGTTGTTCAGTTCTATCCTTAATTTCTTGTGCAACAATCGCATCCGCCTCCTTTACGAGTTCTTCCATATCCTCGTCTGGTTTTTCCTTTTGAAGGCGTTCGAGAATTTCAGCTGGGTGACTGATCGGAGCCTCGTCTGGTTTCGTATAAAATTTAGAATTCTCATCACCAGTCTTAAAATATGTATCGGAATCAGGTGATTTAATAGCCGCCATATCACGCTTACGTTCGGCAAACATAGCTGCAGCTTGTGCTTGATTTTCCTTATACCCTTGCATGAGTTCCTCGAGCTTACTATCCGCATAATGTGCATCCTCAATTTGAGCCGGGTCGGGTGGAATCAAGAGCCATTTATACATATCAACAACGTAAATATCAAAGGTCGAATCTTCTTTTTGAAGACGTTTAGCGTGAGACGCTGCTTCATCACGTGAGTTAAATGTACCTCTAATTTTAATTCCAAACTTATCGTTTTTTTGAGGTGCTTCTGGTCCAACTATGGAGAGACATGCAAAAACCTGTCCTGGTACGGTCGTGTAATCTTGTTCGAGTGACATTTTATATATTGTAAAATAGGTTAAAAACTTTAAGCCTATTTTAAATAACATGAGTATACATAAGTGGTGGGATAAACAACCAGTTCCTCAAAATAATGTTATTAACGAAAAAGAAGGTGAAATAGATAAAATAAAATTTAAAAGTATAAAATTAGACGAACAATACGAATGGAGTACGTGTAATTTATATGAACTTCACGCGTTTCTAAAAGATCATTATCTTCGTGATTCTAATTACTATTTTGAATATGAATTGGAACTTTTAAAAATCGCAGTAAATGAAGATTGGATTATAACTATTAGAAATAAAGAAACGAAAAAAATTGAAGGATGTATAACTGCTATTATTAGTAAAATTCGTATAAACAAAACAATTAAAAAAATGTTACAAATAAATTTTTTGTGTGTCGATAAGAATTCAAGATCCAAGGGGTTTGCACCTTTACTCATAAACGAAATTACACGAAAGGCACACGATATTGATATTTGGCAAGCTATATACACGGCTTGTAAACGATTACCTACACCTTTTGCAAACGCGAGAACTTGGCATAGACTCATAAATGTAAAAAATTTGTATAAAGTGGGGTTTTCATCAGATTCAAACGAGCGACCTCATAAACTAATTGGTAATAGTTATTTAAGAGACATGACGAAAAAAGATGTACCTAGAGTAACGCGAATGTTAAAAAAATACTTCGAACAATTTAAAATATCTATAGAGGTTGATGAAATATATGTGAGAAAGTGGTTACTACCGCGTGAAAATATAATTTATTCGTATTTGAGTGACGACGAAGATAAATTCGTTTGTTTCTGTAGTCTTCCTTATATACACGAAAAATCAGGTATAAAAATCAACCAAGCTTTTAAATTGTATAATATTGGCGATTCTTTAAAAGACGCAATAATGATGGCGCGTAACCGAGGTTTCGATGTATACAACTGTACAGATATAGGTGTAGACGAAGAAGAACTCGTTAAACATAAATTCGTGAAAGGGACGGGTGATAATAATTACTATTTATGGAACTGGAAACTTAGTGAAGAAATTAAACCTAAAGATATTGGATTTACATTAATTTAAAATTTAGGTTTCTGTTTCTATAAAATGTGATTATTTTTTTGGTTTTGAATTAGAGTTAAATTGTAATCGTCTTCGTCGTTGTTTAGATTTTTCCTTTTCTTGTAATATTTCCTTTATTAATTTATTAAAAGATACTGTTTCAAGTTTTGTATTTGGTTTTTTAACTTCTTTTCTTTTATTTTGCTTATTAGGAGTTCCCGCGATGAAAGAACTTTTAGGTGGCATTTATATAAACCAATATTATTTATTTTTTATAAAACTGTTAATCATACGATTTATTATTTTATTATTTTCTTTTGTATTACGGTTTTCTTCTTCCTTTGCCTTCTTATTAGCTTCTTTCTTTGCCTTCTGCGCTAATAGAAATGCTAGTTTCCTCTCTAATTCTTTAATTTTTTTCATTTTAGCCTTATTATTCTGTGATAGTGAAAGGGAATTTCGTTTTGATGTAGAATAATTAATAATTTGATTACCAAACTTTTTATGATAATTTTCACGTCTATCTTGTAGAGTTGGTTCTCTAATCGCGGATCCTTGATTATTAATTTTTTTTGTTGTTTTTTTAAAAAAATTTTTAATGTTAGTTTGTTTTCTCCTCTTTCCGTTATACATATCATTATTGTAACTTCCTATTGAACACGAACATGCATTAGAGTTTTTAACTACACTTTTTGTTGGTGATTCCTTGATACTTTTAACAGTTTTTCTTTTGGGTGCCATTTATATAGTCTGATATTTTATTTTAAGACTTAGTTTACTCGTTTAAATTTACTAATTTTCTTTCAACGTGTTTAAAGAATTTATCCATATTTAATCATATGGAATTTAAAACTATAACATCTGATGATAACCCATTTTTAAATGTGGCTGTAGACGATTGTCATTTAGACCTCGTATACGGATTAATAAGGAGTCATAAACCTGATAATGTTTTAGAAATGGGTGTAGGTAGTGGTAAAACTACAGTAGTTTTAATAAAAGCTCTTAAAAAAAATGAAAATTTAAAAAAATTGACATTGGTTGATAATTGGATCGATTGGAAAGGTAATAAACCTACACATATTCAGGAACTGGAAGAGTATATCGATATCGTCGAGTCTGACGAAAAGGAATTCTTATTCTCGTGTAACAAATCGTTTGATTTTATTTTTTCTGATGCAGACCATTGGAATACCGATAAATGGTTTGATTATGTATACGATCGTATTTTATCGAATAACGGAATTCTTATTTATCACGATGTTTCTCGCGAAGAAATCTTTCGAAAACACAACAAGACTGAAATCAGGTTTTCAAATTTAGAAAATATTTTAATAAAGTGTAAACAAAGAGGTATATCGCACGTACATTTAGATAAATGTTCTACACCCGAGGAAAGATGTTACAGAGGATTTCTTGTTATTTTCAAATCACAATTGCAAAATATAACAGTATCGAATAATAGTTTATTAGTTAATAATTAAATAATTATTTTAAAACCTTAGTTAACTCAATTTAAAAAGGAAAAACCATTATAAATAAATGGAGGAGATACGCAAGTACCATAACGAGTCTAAGCGTCTCCTCATCCAATCGGCTACCCGTGAAGGCGATAGTATTTTGGATGTAGGATGTGGATTCGGTGGTGATCTCCAAAAATGGAAACACGCTGGTGCAAACATAAGTATGTGTGAACCAAACCCAGATTCACTTGAGGAGGCTAAGTCACGCGCAAAGAACATGAAAATACGCGTCAATTTTTATGAAGGTGATATATTTGCGTGTCCACAAAGGAAATACGACGTCGTATGTTATAACTTTGCGTTACACTATATATTCGAATCACCCAAGTTATTCGAGACG